ATCTAAAGACTTCACATATCCCCATGCCTGTTCAACAGAACGAGTTAACCCATTTACTGCTGCGGATGCCGCGTTCCATTTCACTGTATTAGCAAGAGTTGTTGCCATTTTATCCAGTATATTATGTGTTTCTTTTAACTGAATATTTGTACTTAATACAGATGATGACAAACTTCTAAAAGCAGCTTCACCTGTGCTACCCGCCGCCCTAAATGCTTGATACACCTGTTCTATTGATGTACCAGACTGCTTTAAAGATTGATTAAAAGTCTCAATATTAACAGTGTTTAATTTAGTATTAAATGCCTGTTTTAAAGCATCTTCTACTTTTCCTGCTTCATCTTTAATCTTATTAAGGGCAGAAGTTGCGGATGCCGCATCAGTATCATTAATCTTCATTATATCACTAATCTTCAATTTTTGAAGATCTTGTAATGAAGCCTTTAATTGATTCAGGTTGTTCTGTTGAACATCAAACCCAACCTGATACCTAATTTGATTCGCCATATCCTTTTATCTCCTTAACAAAATATATTAGCCGTTATTTTCTCCTTCTATTGAAGTAGTATTTTTATCGGCAAATTCTCCAATTACAACCCAAATATCTCCAGCTTTTTGCACAGTAGGCTCTGTCTTGGAGAAAATAATATGATTATTTGCTTCTTGTATTTCTTTATCCATTACTTCTTTAGAAATACCATTTCCATAAAATGAACTCATACTAATCCTCCTTTATTAATATACAAAGTCGATAATAGTATCTGCATCAGCTCCATTTGGAAATACTAATGTTTTTACATCTACAATATTATCTAATTCATAAATTCCAGTTTTACCAACTTTTACAGGCACATGATTTACTTCAATAATTGTACCTTCAGCTGTTTGAATACCTAATTTATATAAAATAGGTCTTGTTGTCTCTGGTGTAAAAGCTCCAATAGGAGCATTATCCGCAAGTAAATCAATACCTGCGGTAAAAGGCCCAACGACCTGTCCAATTCTTCCATTTAACATGATAGTTCATCCTCCGTTATATAAAATAAAAAGAGACTTTTAATTGTCTCATTTAAAAATTTTCCCTTCATACATAATATAAAAATTTGCCTTTTTTAATTATCTTATCTTGACCATGGAATTTTTTCTTGATTCTTCATCAAAAATTTGTTATAATATTTATAGAAAATGAAGGAAGAAACATCTAAAGCCTTCAAAATAATATAGGAGGAATAATTATGGCAACTTATGTATTTTCAGACCTACACGCTCAATATAATCTTTGGAAACAGATTAAAGAGTATATTAAGCCAGAAGACACAGTTTATTGTCTTGGCGACTGTGTAGATCGTGGTGATGTTGGTCTTGAAATTTTAAATGAAGTTATGGAAACTCCTAATATTATTCTTCTTCGCGGTAATCACGAAGATTTCATTGACAGTATTGGCTCTGAAGTTATGCGCTGTGAACCCGATGAAGATGTTTATTGGGCGGTTCCTAATATGTATCTTTGGCGAATGAATGGTGCAGAAAATACTATTGAAGCCTTTAATAAGCTGTCAAGAGGAAGAAAAAATTGGCTTATCAATAAGATTAGAAAACTTCCTACCCATGCAGAATACACTAATCCTAATGGCGATATAATTTATCTTTGTCATGCAGGTAGACAGCCAGATACAGAAGAAATTAAAGATATGCGGGAAGGTGATATTCCTATGAACAATTATATTTGGGATCGTCATCATCTCAGACAATTACACTGGAATGGTAAGGATAATGAATATTGTGTTCATGGTCATACACCAGTTGAATATTTTTATTATTATGGTAATCCAGAATTTGATCCACCCGCATCCAGATTTGAAATGTATAGATATTGTGATGGTCATAAAATTGATATTGATCTTGGTGCTTTTGATACACACCGCGCATGTTTGTTAAACCTTGATACATTTGAACCAATTTATTTTAAGGATAGAACTCTTTCTGAAGAAGAATGGGAGGTAGTAGATAATGGAGTCGAATAAGATTCAATCTGCTCTTGAATATTGGCACAGCAGACTTTCTCAAGAATGTGGTGAAGATCATATTCTTAATATTACTTTATATGGCTCACAAAACTACAACATTGATACTCCATATTCAGATGTAGATGTAAAAGCTATTTATGTTCCCTGTCTTGCTGATGCAGTTCTGGAAAATAAATGGACATCTTTTGAATTTCATAATATTCAAAATGAGCATTGTGAATTAAAAGATATTCGAGAAATGTGCAAAATGTACCAAAAGCAAAATCTAAATTTCCTTGAAACTTTATTTACAGAATATAGATGGGATAATCCTAAATATAAAGAAATTAATGATGCTTTTAAGTCAAGAGCAGAAGATATTGCACATTATAATATGTGGTATGGAGTGAAAAGTACATGCGGCCAGGCCTTAAATACTATAAAACAACTGCGAAATAACCCCACTGATCTAAAGAAATTTGCTAAAGTAATTTATTTATATTTATATTTAAATAAATATATTGACGGTTATGATTATCATACATGTCTTCGTGTAGATGAATCTGAAAGATTTTTAGGTTTTACCGCCCGTCCACTATTAATTGGTCTTAAAACAAATGATCTTACTTCTTTTGATGCTCATCAAATTGGTAAGTTTATGAAAGAAATTGATGCAACATTAAATTTTCTTGAAGAATTTTTTAAAAACACTTCAGAAAATGTAAAACCTACAGATGATGAAACTAATGTTTGGTATTTTCTTAGAAAAACTGCTTTTGATGCTATCATGTTATATGATGGATATTCAGTAGTATGAGGATTAAAAATGGATAAATATTTAATTAGTAAAAATGACTTACTTGCTTTTTTACGTTATGAAATATTGTATAAATGGAAAGAAGCTGCAAAATTAAATCCTGAAAATGAAGATTTTGGGTTTTATCTATTGAAAGAAACTCCATACCAGCCAGATTCAGATTTTATACAGTCTCTATGTGAAACAAAAGAAGAGCATGAAAATCCTATTGAAGCTGGTATTTATAATGATATTTTACCTGCGGATGTCGCGAGATACCAAGCGGCAACTTTATATAAACCTTACAAGGAGAGTTAAAAATCTCTCCTTGTTTTTTATTATATTTTTTGTTATAATATATATAAAGATAAGGAGGAATAATTATGACGAACACAGGAATGTTTGAATTATGTTATCTTTATTATGATGAAAAAACAATGGAACATGCAAAAAGAGTTGCTAATGAAGCTCAAAGTCTTTGTAAACTTTTTAAACTCCCATATTCAAATTGGGATAAATTTGTTTATCAACTTGGTTTAGCACATGATTTATATGAAGATACAAATATTAAACAAGGCGCTTGGTTTGATAACGATTTTGAAGAAAATCTTCAACTTTTAACAAAAGGAGAGGATGAAGATTATAATGATTATATTGCGAAAATTCGGGGAATGGCAGCAAGTAATCCTAAATACATGCCTGCATATATTGTAAAACTTGCGGATATGCACGATCATTTTGCACAAGTTGATACATTAACTGATAAACTTAAAAATAAATACGCGGCGGCGATGCCCTATTTAATTTAAGAAGGAGATAAAAATATGAATAATAATACTAGAAGTGGTGGCATGGGAATACTCGATGTTATTTTAATAGTAAATATTATACTTAAAGTTATTGGTGTAATTAATTGGAGTTGGTGGGTTGTACTATGGCCTCTTTGGGTTATTATAGTTATTTCTATTATTGTTATATTATTTTTATTGTAAAGGTTTTTTGAGAATTATAAGGAGGGGAAACCAATGCCAGTGCATGATGATCTTGACCGAAAATGATGATTTCATTGGACAAAAATAAATAATCCTTCTTTTTAATTTTTAATATATTATAGAACAAAAAAGGAGGATTTTATAATGGGTATTATTTATAAAATTTATAATGATATTAATGATAAAGTTTATATTGGTCAGACCTCTGTTGGTTTACAAGCACGTTGGGAGCAACATATTAAAAATTCAAATGATATAAATAATAATGCAGTATTATATCGAGCTATTCGTAAACATGGAATTTCAGTTTTTCACATTGAACAAATTGAAGAATGTTAGAATAACTTATTAGATGAAAGAGAAATTTATTGGATTAAATATTACGATTCTTACAAAAATGGATATAATTCTACAAAAGGCGGGACTGCTTTACCATCTGGCCGAATGTTTCAACGATTAGACACACAAAAAATTAGACAATTATGGGATTAGGGTCTATCTATTAATGAAATTTCATTACAAACAGGATATAGCAATGCTGGAATTAGAAATCATTTAAAAGATCATCCTAATTATTCACAACAAAAATCTTCAGAAAGAGGACATAAAAAAGCTGGAGAAACAAAAAGAAAAAAAATATCTCAATGGAATTTAAATGGAGAATTAATAAAAACATATTCAGGTTCATCTATAGCAGCTAAAGAAACTAACATTCCTATTCAAAATATAGATAAATGCTTACACAACAAAAGACAAACCGCAGGAAATTTTTATTGGACATATGAAAATCAATTACCGAATATAAAAAAAATAACTAAAATTTATCAATACGATTTAGAAGGAAATTTAATTAATATTTATAATACAAAAGCAGAAGCAAGTAGAGCATTGCATTGTGATAGTGGTAGTATTACAAAAGTATGCCGTGGAGAAAGAAAAACTTGCGCTGGCTATATTTGGAAGGAGAAATAATGGATAATAGTGATCTTGGAAAAAGAATGAAAGAGTTTTATGAGCAAGTTCCTAAAACTCGACTTGTTCGTCGTATGCCCGTTATGATTAGAATTGATGGTAAGGCTTTTCATACTTTTACTCGCGGATTCCAGAAACCTTTTGATGATATTTTAATTAAATCTATGCAAGAAACCATGAAGTATTTGTGTGAAAATATTCAAGGATGTGTATTTGGTTATACTCAGTCTGATGAAATTACACTTGTGCTTGTTGATTATAAGAAATTAACTTCTTCTGCTTGGTTTGATTATGAAGTACAGAAAATGTGTAGTATTTCTGCATCAAT